ATGAATCTGATTAAATGGTTAGGTACCACAGGCGTAATTGTAGCAACAATTCTTAGGGCGTTTGGTTACCACACAGAAGATATGATTGTCGGGTTCATGGGAACCGCAATGTGGGCGTATGCTTCTTACGTAGAACGTGACCGCGCACTATTGACTTGCAACGTCTTTATTCTTGCTGTGCTATTATATGGAATTTTTACATGAACGATATTATTTTATTAGCAATGCCCGAAGAAGCTCCCTCACTTGTGGGTAAGAGCAATGTATTCTACACTGGTGTTGGTAAAGTCAATGCTGCTATTGTAGCTGCTACACTGATTGAACGTTATAAGCCCACTCGTGTGTTCAACTTTGGTACTGCTGGCGGCATAACTGCAACCCACGGTGGCATCTACAAGTGTACTACATTTAATCAACGTGACGTTATCTTGGGCGGTTGCATTGTGGGCCCACAAGCAGAAGTATTGCATCAGCCAATTGTTATCGGCGACGATGGATGGACACTGAGTACGGGTGACAACTTCGTGACTGACACATATAATATCAATGCTGACTTAGTTGATATGGAAGCATTTGCTATTGCTAAAGCTTGTCAAGTAGCAAACGTAGAATTTATCTGCTACAAATATATCAGCGATATGGCAGACGAAAATGCAGCCGACCACTTTGTAGATAGTGTTCACAAGGGTGAAGAACATTATACCGCAATATTGCAAAAATACGGAGTACAACTATGAACTTAGCACTGCTTGAAGAAAATCACCCACAACTGCTGGAAGTGTCCGAAGAATGGGACTTTAGAATTGACGGAAGCCCCGAAGAACTTGTGAGAACTATGTCAAAGTTCATGGCGGACAATGGTGGTGTAGGTCTTGCTGCACCTCAAGTTGGAATTAAGAAGCGCATCTTTATCATGGGTAACTTCACTAAGCTTGTGGCTTGCATCAATCCTAAGATTGTATCATTGTCTGAGGATCGTGCAAATGATATTGAGGGTTGTTTGAGCTTCCCTAATTTGTTTATGAAGGTAAAACGGCCTACAAATTGTGTTGTACAATATTATACTGCATCAGGCGAATTGGTTGAACGTGAATTGACCGGATTAGAAAGTCGTGTATTCCTACATGAATATGATCATTTGATTGGAGTTACATTCAATCAAAGAGTGGGAGACTTGTCATTTAAGATGGCTAAGGATAAGCGCAAAAAAGAACTAAAGAAATTGAGTAGAAAGGATTCATAATGTCAACATTTGACACAAACGTAAAAATGGAAAGTATCACCGACCACGAGTCTGGTAAAAAGATAAAGAATATTATCGGGAAATATATAACTCATTCTATTTCTCAGGAGCTATGCGATAAGATTATGGATGATCTTAAAGAGGCGTTCGGAGAAGATCGGTCTGCTCAAGTAAATCTTGATGATGAGACGCATGAAATTGAAATTATTATGCGTGATAGTAATGGAAGATTTATTAAATGTTCTTCAATAACCTTATTCCCTGAGGAATATTTGTAAGAGTTAGGGCATCCGCTTAACGAGCGTAATGCTTCTACGCTTTGCTCTTTTCTTCGTAAAGTCTGTCATACAGACAACAGGACCATGAACGATTACTAGACCTTTATTATTGAATGTTTTGATGTAAGGCTTAAAGATTAGCCATTCTTCTTTTAAAAAAATATTGATAGGAATAGATCTATTTGACTCCCACCACCACACATCACCTAATTCTAAAAACCTTGTTCTCAGTTCAGGTGAAACAATAGATCCGTAGTCATATAGTGTAGTAACATTATCATCCCTGTTTTGGATTATCCCTACATAATCCTGACTACTGTAGGAACATATAGTGATGAAGGGGTGGTTCTCGCTAAGTTTGTTAAAAAAATCTTCGTTCATAATCTATGTTCTATTTACACCATTTTACCCAAACTATTTATTTTAGTACTAAATACTTAACAAGGAGAAAGATTTGTGTACACCACCTCAGTTTTTGTATATGTTCAAAGACAAATCGTTGTACTCCTTTCAGGAAACTCACCGAGAAAATATATGCCACAATATGCTAAACCATTAACTCTACACAAAGGTGTTGATAATCGTATTCAATTTCAGTTTTTGAATCAAGAGCAAAAGCCGGTAAATGTTACTGGAAAAAGTATTACTTGCCGAATACTGAATTATGACGGTACCGAAGTCCTTGTTAGAAAAGCATTAGATTTAGATTTTGCACTAACCGGCATTGCTTCGCTTAGATTGAACGCAGCAGAGATTGAAGATATCCCTGCACAGAAAGCATATTACACCTTAGAAATTCCTGAAGGTACATTTGATTTTCCGGTATTTGTAGACCAAAATGCAGGAGCAAGAGGAGACATGAACATTGTCAACTCTATCCTTCCTTCCTTCGTTCCTTCTGAGATAGTTACTATTCCAACTGGACAACCCTTCCCTAATATTAACAATAGCTCAGGCAATACTAATCTAGTATATTATACTAGTGTAATCAACACACAAGATAATCCTATTCTAACTATTCAAACAAAGTATGAAGAATTTTACGGCAATGTAACTATTCAGGGTTCTTCTATTGTTGACGGTGATTGGTATGATATTGTCAATGATACGGATTTAGCTAACGTTTCAGATACAAAAGGCTATACTATTACCGGATTCCACCCATATGTTAAAATGGAATTCTCTAGTAATTCGGGCGCGGTAACCAATATACTTGCACGTTAACTACTTTAGTGCTATATTCAATTAATGTTTGATATCCTGACAATTATTCCGGGGAAAAAAAAAGCTGCCTCTAAAGGATGGCACAGCTTTGACGCGGTTTGTTGTCATCATAATGGGCATAGGCGGGACGATAGAGGTCGCGGTGGCATCGTATTTGATAGCGATGATGATTGGACATATCACTGTTTCAACTGTAACTTTTCTACTAGATTTGTATTGGGTCAACCTCTTGCAGCTAAAGTTAGACAACTATTAAGTTGGTGCGGCATCCCAGAAGAACAAATCAACAAGTGGAGTTTTGAAAGTCTACGTCATAGAAGTCTATTAGACATGGTAGCAGATTCAAAACCCAAATGGAAAATTAAATTTGATGAAGTAAAACTCCCTAATGATGCAGAACTGATTGATCCAAACAACCCTAATCATGAAAAGTATGTTGAATACTTAACTAAAAGGGGCCTAACAGTTGATGATTTCTCGTTTATGGTTACCCCAAATGAACAAGCAAGAAACCGAAATCGTATTATTATTCCATATACTTTTAACAATAAAAATGTAGGATACATTAGCAGGTTCACTGATAATAGAATACCTAAGTATATTAAGAATCAACAGACAGGCTATGTGTTTGGGTACGATCAGCAGAAGCCGGAGTATGAAATATGCCTAGTATTTGAGGGTGTGCTTGATGCAATAAGTTTGAAGGGCTGTGCATTGGGACACGACACTATCAGTGAAGAACAGGCCACTGTTCTGAAACGTTTGCGCAAGAAAATCATCATAGTCCCCGATCAAGATAAAACAGGACTTACTATCTGTGAGAGGGCGTTAGACTTAGGCTTTCATGTTAGTCTTCCTAATTGGGACAAAGACGTAAAGGATGCCAATGATGCTGTATTAAAGTATGGCAAGCTTCCTACCCTACTAAGTATCTTGCAAAGCGCAACTAACAGCAAAATTAAGATTGAAATGCAGAGGAATAAAATTGCTAAAAGAATATAACACCGATGTTCAAGAACTTTTCCTACGAATGATGGTTACTAACGCTGAGTTATATACTCGTGTTATGAACATTATGAATTCAGAAAACTTTGATCGCAGATTACGTTCGGTTGCGGAATTTATAGTGGAGCATACTACTAAGTATAGCATCATGCCCGACGCTACACAGATTAAGGCAACAACTGGCGAATCAATTGAACCTATCCAAGACTTGACTGACGGTCACTATGAGTGGTTCTTAGAAGAATTTGAATCATTTACTAAAAGACAAGAACTTGAAAGAGCAATTCTTAAAGCAGCAGACTTGCTTGAGAAGGGCGAGTTTGACCCAGTCGAACAACTAATCAAAGACGCAGTTCAAATCAGTCTACAGCGAGACATGGGTACAGATTACTTTGCTGACCCTAAGGATCGATTGAACAAATACTTCAACGCAGGTGGTCAGGTATCTACTGGCTGGCCTCAGCTTGACAGAGTTATGTATGGTGGTATGAGTCGCGGCGAGTTGAACATCTTTGCAGGTGGCTCTGGTTCTGGTAAGTCACTTGTCATGATGAACATTGCACTCAACTGGCTACAGCAAGGTTTGAGTGGTGTATATATTACTCTAGAACTTAGTGAAGAATTGACTTCACTTCGTACTGATGCTATGTTGACCAACATGAGTACGAGAGACATTCGCAAAAATCTAGATGATGCTGAATTACGAGTCAAGATGGCTGGTAAAAAGATGGGCAAGTATCGTGTTAAGGGTCTACCGGCACAGAGCAATGTCAATGCAATTCGTGCTTACATCAAAGAAGTTCAGATTCAGACTGGCATCAAAGTTGACTTTGTAATGATTGACTATCTTGACTTGGTTATGCCAGTCAGTGTTAAGGTGAATCCAAATGATCAGTTCATCAAGGACAAGTATGTATCAGAAGAACTTCGCAATCTAGCGAAGGAACTAGGCGTGCTATTGATTACTGCTTCGCAGTTGAACCGTTCAGCAGTTGAAGAAATTGAATTCGATCACAGTCACATTGCAGGCGGTATCTCTAAGATTAATACTGCTGACTATGTGTTCGGTATTTTTACGTCACGTTCTATGAAAGAGCGCGGCAAGTATCAGATTCAGTGTATGAAATCTCGTAGTTCTACTGGTGTAGGTCAGAAGATTGATCTTGAATATAATATTGAAACAATGCGTATTACAGATGAGGATCCGGAAGAAGGCAGAACACATACACATACTCCTAATCAATTACTAAGCCAAATTAAAACAACAAGTTCAGTAAGCGAAACAGTTAATAATTTACCAACAACAGAAGCTAAAGTAGTATCAAATGTTGAAGGAGCAAAACTAAAATCATTATTAAGTTCTCTCAAGAAAAACTAAAGGTTGAATAAATACAATATAGGATCCTTACTTACTATGCAAAAGAAAACTAAAAGCCTGCTTGAGGAATTACAGTCTTTTGGTGACACAAGAGATATGAACCATATCATTGAATCTCGTGCATCAAATATTATTACTAGTGCTATCAATTTAATTGAATTGATGCAGAAACAATATCCTTCAGATAAGGCTGACCTTCTTGAAAAGAAGCTTTTGAGTGCAATCAAAAGTAAAGATCAAGCTAGATTTACAAAGTCTTTGAGGAAGAAAAATGAAAATTAATGAATTTAGTCAACCGAATCAGATTGATGAAAGTGTAGCCGGCGCACTGTTTGGTGATACGCCCATGGCAGCACTAAAAGGTTTATTTACTGGGAAGGGCACCAAGCAACAGATGATTCAGGACATCTTTTTGAAAGATTTCTATGATGATGCTTACACTTCACTTGATAATGCAATTAAAGGCCAACTAGTAAATGCAGACTTAAAGGGTCCATTAACTGGAACTAAGCAAGTAGATCCTGCAGATATAGCTCCTGCCACTAGTAAGACGGCAGGCGCAGTTGCTGGTCAAAAAGCTCAACAACAGACTACACAAACTATCAACAATTATGTCAAGGGCGCTGCTCAAGCAATTAACCAAACTACCGACAAGAATCAAAAAATTGCTCTTATTAAAGAATTAGTAAACTCTATGGCAGACCGTCAAGGTTCACCCGAGTGGGACAATGCTTTTAAGGGGGTAGAAGGTATCATCAAAC